TCATTGATGTCAGGTGGAAATGGTTAAGTAGGTAGAGAGTGGGTATATAAGGTATGAGTGGTGGACACTAGGCAGAGTCCTACCAATAAAGATACAAATAATTTTCTAACTACACAAATAATATGTGTTAATTTATTGTTAATTCTTTTGGTATGGGTGCAAAAAGAAGGGGTGCATGATGCAACCCCCTTTAAACAAAACAAACTAAAATAACTCTACTTCTACTACTATTTTTATTTTATCCACTTAATCAAACCGTTATTATTCAGCCACTTAATGAAATCTTTATCCTGTAGGTGATTTATTTGTTTGGCTGGATTTATACGGCTTTCTTTAATTATCCGCATATTATTTTCAAATATTTCTTTGTTCATGATTAATTGATTTCACCTGTATATAGATATTTTCTTGCTTGCTTTAATGTATCAAAATACTCAACCTCATATAATGATGCAACCTTATAAACGTTATGTATAAACGTTAACGTTTTGTTGTTTCTGGTTTGGGCGTACCCACAACATAAAGCGTATTTTGTCAATTCGTTTCTTTGTGTGTATAGTTTTGGTTTCATGATTAATATATTTCTTGTTTACTTATATAATAATTGCCACCACTTAACCTGTATTCATTAAGTAGATACAAAGCTTCTTTTCTTGTTTTGGCTTCATCTATCGTTTCAGTTCCGAATGTTTCGTGTTTATGGTTTATATAGTACATTTGTTTTTATATTAAGTTAGATATATATTTTATTTCTTCTTTGCTTATATTGTGGCAACCTATTCTCAAAAGTTTGTCGAAAGATATTGTAGTATAGTTTCCTATCTTTGCGCCTCGCATCATTGCACCGCTTTTAAGCAGCTTTAAATATCGTTTAGCCTCTTGGGCGTCTATCTTAACCCCTTGTGAAGTTTCAACGAATTGAGCGCATTTAGATAGCCTCAAATAATCTTTGTCACCAATACGAAAATAGTCCTTTTTATATTCCCTAAATTTCGTTAGGCTTTCAGTCAATTGCTTTTTTTCTTTGTCCTTCTTTTTTCTGGTTTCTTCTTTTGCCCACTGGCGCAAATCTTCTAAGCTCGTTTCCTCTTGCAAACTATCTACAAATAAAAGCATTTCTTTGTACTCATTGTATTTTCTTAATTCGTTTCTTTTGCGCTCATTTATATATTCGTTAAAGGAATTCCAAAGGCTGTAAATTTGACTAATATAAATTTCAGGCTTTCGAGCTTTAGATAATTTATACTTTAGGTACATTATTTGGTTATGTACTAAATGTATGTCTGTTTTTGTTTTGTAGTATCGTTTATATTGTCGTGTTGCACCAATTAACAAACTTATATGTTTGGCTGTACTGTGGCTGTAACCTTTATCGTTTATTAAGATAGTTTTATCATCTAAAAAACGCCCCAATTCGTAATGATACCCATACGAATATATTTTATCCCCTTCAAAAAATATATTGTAATTTGAAGTACGCCCTTTGTCTTGTGTCCGTTGTGCAAATGTATGCACACAATCGGTGTTGTCGAATACTGTTTTCATTTTTGTTTTGTTTTATTGTGTTAACATTATTCTAAGGGCTAGATATAACGGTACGATGTACAAAAGTAGGTGAACCGCTTTTTTTGTTAGTTTGTCAATTGTCTTCATGTTATTAGAAATTAAATGATACTTTGTCAATGTTTAGTAAAATATACGCCACCCCGATAACAGTTGCAATGCTGTAAATTGTTGCAATGATTAGCGCAAAAGTCTCAATTGTTTTTTGTGTCTTGTTATTTGTGTTGTTTGTTTTCATTGTTGTGAATTTATGTTATTATTTGTTTTTGTTAGTACAAATATGCAACGTTTTTTTGTTTCCAATGTTAAGCCAATGTTAAGAAATTGTTAAGTAATTGTTAAGCGTTTATTCGCTTATATACTATATGAACGGGCGGGCGTATACTACAACAATTTTGGCACATATCCAAATATGGGTGCTTATTCATATCCAGTCTAAATAAGGGCAAAAGCGCAACCGAGTACAATTGCCCTATGCAATTACTACCTATGCAATTACATACCTATGAAATTACATACCTATGCAATTACACATATATTGAATTGCTCATCTATTAAATTTACTTTCCTGTCAAGTATAAAAATACGCCAAGAAAAAACATTGCACAACCTAATTCAATCATAATTTATTTTATTTTTATTTCTGGTAAACCAAAATCATTTATATCTATTTGTAAGTCAAAATCAAATCCACAATTTTCACATAAGAAGTTATCCTTATGGTTATTGTGCCAACATGCTTGACAAGCCTTTTTATATTCATTACCCTTCATTTATTTCTATTTTAACATCATTATATCCTTTTTCATTCCATTTTATCTTTTCTATTTCAGCATCTAACATATTATCGAATATATTAGCTACTCCTCCAACCCAAACATAATACTTATATATTTTCATCTGTATTTATTTATGTGTTAATTTATATGCAATGATTATCCTTGTATGCAATGATTATCCTTGCGTTAATGATTATCCTTGCTTAATGTTTATTTGGTGGAATGTGCCATTTGTGCCAATTATGTACTTAACATCTATCCCATAACTTGTATTGCTATTTGCATCAAAGAATGTTAATTTATCGTATATGATATTTAAAAAATCATTATGCTGCTGAAATGTGGTTTCTTTGTAGAATTTTATTACCTGTGCAAATGAAGGGGTGTATTCTTCGTACCCTTGCATTTCATTTAACATAACCCTTTCAATTTCCTTAACTAAATACTTTGCAAGTGCATCGTCTTTTATTTGCTCAATATAATCTTTGCAATTTTCTAATACTGTTAATACTTCGTTATTCATTATTTGTTGTTTTATCTGTTAATCCTATTATGTCATATTCTAATTCGTAAACATCTTGGTTTACCTCCATTACTTCAATTAAGTAATTGCAAACCATACCTAATAATATAGCCTTGTCATCATCATCATCTTTACTTCGTTCAATTAAGTCATCAACGCCATTATAGAATGAGTGAAATCCAGAACTACTTTGTAACTGTGGATTTGCCCATTCCTTAAATTCATCATTTATATATGTCATCAGGTGCTCAACAACATCAGGCAATACCTTAGCCATAATCTTATCGGTGCGATAATTGTAATATCGTGGACTGTCTAATCCAATAAAAAACAACTCTATTCCTGTCATATCCGTAAACCTATGCACCCAAGCTACACTATATTGAACAAACGTCTTATGCCAATTTACATCATCAGTATCAATGCTTAACGTGTCGCATCTATCTACTATGTAATCATCATGGTAGTTATAAAATCCACCGAACTCAATTTGTATTTCCATTTGTATTTATTTTTATGTTCGATGCAAACATACGAAGCCTAATGTTACCCAATGTTAAGCCAATGTTAAGTAATTGTAAAATATTTACTATCTTTGTAGTATCATGTTTAAAGGCAAATATATGTATAAATGGAACGAAGAAGGGGATATCGAAATCGTACCCCAAGAACAACAGGGTATTGAATTGCCACAGGGGGGTATTGAATTGCCAGAGGAAGAAACCCCTATTAAATTCACAAGGAAGGAGACGCCAATCTTTACAGGTGTATTAAATTATTTTCCCGATGCAATTCGAGAAATCGCAAAGTGTTCTTACGTTGGACAACAACAACACAATCCAGATAAACCGTTAGCTTGGGATAGAAGCAAGTCAGGAGACGAATTAGACGCTCTTACTCGGCACTTACTTGAAGCAGGTACAATTGATACCGATGGCATCAGACACTCCGCTAAAGTAGCTTGGAGAGCGTTAGCTAACTTACAAAAAGAGATAGAGAATGACAATGAGGCAGTTTAATCAGTACCTACGTTCTTGTCTAGACAATGGCTGTAATGAAGTTGTGGTTAAGTTTGACAGGCAAGGTATAATATCAGTTGAACCTATAATAGAGCAAGAATGAAAAGAATAGCGTGGACAATTATATGTGTGGTAACTATAATGATTTGGTATGCAGTATACCTTATGGTTAACGCAGCACATACATTCCTTTAGGCACAGTACGTTCAAGGGCGTATTGAATTGCATAGCGACTTGCGTCAATGCCATGATTCCAAGAATCTCTTGGTATGCTACCCTTCAGCTTCCAAGCATAATTGTTAAACTCTCGTATTAAATTCACAGAGTCCTTATCGATTATTATATTGTAGTCTTGCATAAGAGCGATGCCTGATAAGATGCTACCTTTCTTTTTAATAGTTGGCGTAATGTTTTTAAGTCCTTTAGTCTTTAACTCTGATATGAGTCGAGGCTCACTATTGTCGCATACTATTAAGTTAGTGCCAGCAAATCTCCTACACATCTCAAATATATTAGATGTAGACAAGCCAGACTTGTAGAAGTGTTCTTTTATCCAGATAGTCTTTCTAATCTTATCTACCGCAATTTCAGTTAATACTGAAGCATCTACCGAAAATCCGAAATCAAGTCCAAATATCGTATCATACTCGTTATTGAAATCGCCAACCTCCCAATGAGTAAATACAACTCCTTCTGCTTTCTCAAGCCAACCTCCTAATATCTGGTGCTTATACTTCTCTGGTCTACGCTTTTGCATAACCTCCACTTGCTCTACAAAAGATGGAGATAAGTGTTGCTTGTTATCAAGGTAGGTTGTGTGTATGTAGCTCACGTTCTCTTTAACGCCATTGTAACCGTCTATAATACCTCTATTCTCAAAGAACCTCTCGTATATCCAATGCTGTTTAGTTGTGGGGTTTAGAATGAGGATACAGCGATTCTGCTTCCCAGTAGCACGAACAGAGTAGTCTATCTTTTCAAACGATTCCTCGTCTGTAAGTTCCTCTGCTTCATCCAAGACAAATGTCGTAACGCCTTGAATAGACTTGAGCTTGGCTGTTTGGTCTCCACTCGCAGTCTTAATACCACTAAACAGAATGCTGCTTCCTGTTAGGTTATTTATAATCTCATTCTTTGTAACGGTAAAGTTCTCTGCTATACCCATCAGTTCAAGCTTCTCCAAGAACTCTGGTATAATAGACATAGATGCCGAAGTCATTGTATATCGAGTAAACAGTATACGGTGTCCAGTTTCGTAAGTAAGCAATACTAAGAATGTATTTACGCCAAAAGACTTACCACTTCCCCTACCGCCTGTAATAACAAAGTACCTACTTGAGTCTCTGAACAGAGGATTGTACTTGGGATTAAGATTTACTTTCCTCATCCTTTATCTCTGTTGCTTCAATATCAATAGTATCTTCTGGTTGCAAGAAAGATATCACAGGAATGTTTACCTCTTGCTTCACGTTAATATCCTTCTGCTCTTTTGGTTTACCATACTTGTATTCCCACAGTAAGCGTAAGTGTGCAAAGGAATCCTTACTCATCTCAGCAAGTGCCTCCCAAGCTTTCTTCTCGCTTCCAAAGGCTCTCTTCATTGAACCTAGCGCAAAGTTCTTTATGTCTGCTTCTTTGGCTTTAGGCTTTCGCCCCTGCCCTCTGGACACTCCTTTTATCGCACCGTTGTTTCTACGCCCATCTGAATATGGAACGTGTGGTTTGGTCTCCTTTGGTTCTGGCTTTGGCTTAATCGGTATTCCTAATTCAGCTTTCTTCTCGTCTGATATTAGACTTCTCTTCTTTGGTCTTGGCATATTTAAATAATAAAGTTCATACCGAAGTGTTTAAGTGCCTGATTTACAGACCGCAATATCCACTATCACATTCGTTAAAGTCATCATCAAATAGTTCTGCTTGTGCGTTCCACTTCATAATATCTTTATACATTACATCACTTCTCCATTTTGACTTATTTGTTTCTTGGTCAGCAAACCATTGCATTTTGTTAGGGTGCATATCGCTCATCTTCTTTAATAATAAAGGGCTTCTCCAATGACATCCTACACAATTATTCATAAAAGCAAATCTAACAGCTTTATCTTTCCAATACTGCTCAATGTTATCTTTATATATATTGTCATCTATTAAAGGAAATTCAGGCTTACAATACCTGTATGTATCCCAAGAGTTTCTGCCATTTTTATTTTTCTTAAAAGTAGCCTTAACGTTTGTAAAACCATCATCATCTGTTTTGGTTATCATTGTCTTTGCTCTACTAGTTTCATTCGCCCTATATCCAAACCTCATTATAACAGGCTTACCCACTTCTTTATATATCCAATGCAGTATCGGCATTGTTTTAAGTTCTGTTGTACAGTATCTCGCTACTTTGTTAGGTAGATATTTTGTGCCTTTTTTTGTGGTTATTATGGTTTCATCAAAAGTCTTTCCTGTTACCCAAGTAATCTTTCTACCTATATACTGCTCTAAATCAAGCATAGTATGTATAATCACATCATCTTCTAAAGTACCTATGAATGGTGCTTGTATTCTATCCTCTACTTCTTGTCTTAACTTTTTATCAGGGAACATACAGTTTTTGTCATCAGTTCTTACTAACGCAAACACATCATAGTCAGCAGGATAATTAGCTGCTATGTAGCTTGATGTTTTACCACCCGACAAACTATTAACTGTTTTCATTGTGAGTAATACCTAGTCATCAATGTGTCAATCTGTTGATTGTAATACATAATCATATCATCGTTATCCTCTTTTTGTTGTGCCAAAGCTAATTGGTCTTTAAAGTAGGCATACGCCCTTACAAATGTTTTCTTACTTAGTTTCATGTCTTATTAGTATATTGAACCGCTTATTCCTTCAGAGGCATAATAAACCTTTGCCTGTTGGTTTCTCGGTTGTATTTTATTAGATATAGCTTCCTTCAAATCATCTTTCAGCTTCTCAATGTCATTCTTTAAGTCAGACACCTCTAGTTTAAGCCTCATGTTCTCTTCCTCAAAATCAATCTCTGGCTCTCCTGCAAGACCGCAAAATTCATTACGTATTGAATCAAACTTCTTCCTAAACAACCTGTCTTGGGCGTAGTCTATTTCAAATTGATTTATCTGATGCAGTACAGTAGCATGATTCTGTTTTAAGGGTAATGTCTGTCCTATTGATTGAAGAGACGTTTTCTTGTAAAACTCCCTAAACAATTTGTAATACATTCTTCTGGCAAAAACAACCTCTCTCTTTCTGGTCTTAACACCCATGTTAACACCAGTCTTTTCTTCTACTAATCTTTTAAGATATTCTATCTCCAATTCCATCTAATTCTTTTTTATATTCATTATAAGCTTCCATAGCACCTTGTATGCACTCATACTGCTCTGTATCTTTAAAGTACTCTATTAAGAACTTAACTTCTTGTAGAAGTAACATTCCCTCTCTTAGTGAGAGCAGTACATCCTCTCGGCACTCTTCTTTAGCTTGTTGATACCCCATCTTTATCTTTATTTACATCCTCTTTAATCAAAGCCTGAACCATTATGTAAACATTGGTTAGTGCCTTCTCTAAAGCGGTTATGCGCTGTTCTTGTGTTAGCTTCTTCTTTCTCATAAAGTTCCAGTTATAGTGTATTGGTCTATATTCTTTGGCTCATCAGAAAACCAAGTGTTAAACACGCTAACCGCATTATCAACTAATCGTTCTCCTTCATAATAAAACTCTTCGCTCACATTATAGATACCGATGTCCTTAGTTTCCTTATCTACGCATAAAAATACAAAATCTTTATAATCTATGCCAAATAAATTGCAATAAATAAATACTTGACTTGCGTAACCATACTTCTTGCAGTTGTAAGGAAAGCTACCTTCTGAAAGACCTGTTGTTGTTTTAAGGTCAACAATAGCCCTACCAACATTGAGCGCATCAGCTTTACCTCTAAAAGGAAGGAACATAATGTTTCCGATAGCTGGTTTCTCATATTCCAATCCTTCGATTAACTGAGCAGCGTCATTGTTATTATAAACAGCATCCGATAGCCTCATTGTTTCTTCGTACTCTTTCCTGAGGAACGTCATTGGATTGTCGGCAAATGCCTCCTTATATATTTTAGTATTTCTTGTGCTGGCATCCACCCAGTTTAGGTGTCCAAACTTCTCAGGCTCAAATACCGCCAAGTGTAAAAGCCATCCAGTTGTCATGGCACTTGTTCGCTTGTTAGCAAACCTCAACGACTTAGCGTATGCTTTAGGTGATTTGTTTAAGAGTTTCACACTACTACTACTCAAGGCGTTCTTACCTAAGTACTCATAGTAGAACTCGTCATTGTCCATTTGTTTTAAGATAGAATCTTTATCCCAAAACTTTCCGTCTAGTGTAACTATCTGATTACTCATCTATTCTTCTTTTAGCTAGTTCTGGTGCTATAAATTGCATTGGATGAAATTCCTCAAACACTTTGTTTAACGTGTATCTAATTTCTTCTCTGTTCTTCTTACCTTCTTCTGAATACTTCCACTCGGCAAGTTCCATTTCTTCTTGGTAGCTTCTTTCCATTCTATCTATCTGCTCAGAGTTAAGAGAACCTCGCTCTCTCATCTTCTGAAATAACTCATTTGTTTTACTCATTTCAATTGTTTTATTAGTAACTTAATTAACTTCTCTATCTTATTTAAAGTCCATCTCAAGGGTGTGTCAAGAACATAGTGTAGTATCATTAGGGTACTCTCAAGCATCCAGAATATGAACACTAGAATGATTACAAATACTAACTTCAGTAAGTTTAAGGGGGATAATATAAATCTTAACAACTTGTCCATTTGCTTATTATTTGAAACAAATATACAAACTATATTTTAATTAACAAAATATAAACAAAAAAAAGAGGGTCAATTAAGACCCCCTTTTAACAATAAAAATGTAAACCGAAAAAACTTATTGTGTCCGTAAAAGACATAGCAAATATAAAACTATTTTTTATACCTGCAAATATTTTTACTACTTTTTTGGATTAAAGTTATCTTTCCATATAGTGTAACATACCGCCATTCTCTTGTCGGTATCTTTGTATTCAGAAGCCATCTTAGCATTGCCTATGCAACGCACTACAAAATCCTTCTGCTTCTCGTATTTCTTTGGTTTAATTAGTGGCATACTAAAGTAATATATTGACTTCACTTTGTTTTATAGCATATTTATACAACACATCTTTTTTAACTAAATAAGCCTTTTTAGATTTAGTATCCCCCTTGCTAGTAAAGGTTCTTAGCGGTATCATATTGTCTTTAATACACTTTTTTATAAGGTCAATAGTGAACCAAGTAAAATAATAACCATCGTGCCAAACCCAATAATCAGCTTTGGATGTTGATAGTGCCGAAGGTTTACCATTGAATTCAACCTCAACAACAATGTTATTAGTGTACTTTGATTTCTCATCCGACTTAACCTCTATGCTTTTATTTATTTCAGGAACATATATATCGTAATCCTTAAAGTATCCCTCCATTTTGTAGGCTTTAGGATACTTAGGTCTTATCATATCAAGAACCATGTGTTCTATCTGTTCACCCCTGCTTAAATCTACCTTAAAGGTATTACTTATTAAACTCATTGTGTATCTTTAGAAGTTTCTGCTTTACAGGCTTGAAGCAACTGCTGCAATTTGTAGGTCTTATTTTATCATTGAATATCCTGTTGTAAACAGAGTACACTTCTTTTACCATGCTTCCGCTAATTGTATTCTTAGCATCGGTAAACAACCACTCTATAATATCCAATTCTTCATCAGTAGGGGCATTGTACTTCTTGTAAGGGAAGAGGTCATTTAATAGTTCCTGTCTCTTGTCGCAACCGCAATCGTCTCCCAATACAGCTTTAGCAACCTTATCAATGCCAGTCTTGCGAAAAACCTTCTCTACGGTGTCTCCAAGTCCTGTTGACTTAATTTCTTGTGATTTCTTTTCTGATGACTTCTTTGGCATTCTTCAATGTATTAAATATACTACTTAAACTTATCTTTGTTTCTCTGGCAATATCCCTCATAGACATACCCCTATGATAGTAAAGATTAAAGATACCTTTGTCGTACCAATACCAATCTTCAACCAGAGTTTCAACTCTCTTAAATAACGCTTCTTCTTTTTGCTTTTCTTCGATAGAATCCAAGCTATCTTCATACATTCCCTCAAAATTATCATCCGTAATCTTATCTGTCGAAAATACGATTGGATTTTTCTTACAACTTGTGTGTGTGTTCGCATAATATAAATTTCTTAACGTAATGTAAATATAAAAGGTGTTGACCTCAGTATCATTATACATAATCTTTTGAGGCTCTTTAACGTAGTCAAAAATCCTAACAAACATCTCCTGAACAAGCTCCTTTGCCTGTTCACTTGAAATGTCAAAAGACATAGCCATATTATACCAGTCATCATATTTATTTGCTAGTTTTTCTAACAACTCTTCCTTCGTCAACATAATCTATTAAAGTTAATATTTGCTCAATCGAATTGCAAACAGCGTAATTACCATTCCAACTCTCTTGAAATTTTACCTCATCAGGTGTTAACTTCTGTTGACTCTTTGTTTTATTTCCGTCTTTCAACTCAATCATATAATTACTATTCCTGTAACCTAGTACTAAGTCTGGCGCACCTCTACCCAACTGATGGGTATGTAAGACTGAAACGCCTAAATCTCTTAATTGTTTTACTACTTCTTTTTGGTTTGCATCTACTCTTGCTTTTTTCCGCATCTTTGAACATCTATATCTTTAAAGGGAGTGTACCCATCAAAGTAATACCTTTGTTCTCTTATGTTAAAATTGATACCCTCCACATCCTGTGGAATACCAACTAGCTTTTGTTTCTTAATCTTTTGTGAACCAAAGATAACACTTGTATCTGAGAAATCCAAAGCACGATTAGGTCTCCATACAAACATCACATTATCTGCCTTGTCTGAAAACGTACCGCCACCCTTTATTCTGTTCACATCAGGCTTGTAATACCTGCCACTTTCATCTTTCTGTGGTGTAACTTGATGCGCCACTAAATTTACAGATATATGATTCTCAATGGCAAATCTCTTTAACTCACTCATGAATCGACTTATATACAAATCCTCACGCTCACCCTTGTACATCTTGTGCTGTACCGTATTGTATGGGTCAATGATAAGAGAACGTATGCCTTTTGTCTTAACAAGAAACTTTGCCCTATCAAATATAGAGTCCAAGTTAAAGTTCTTTCTTGGGTATATTAAGAAGAAGTGCTTCTTTACAAACTCAATTGCCTCATAATACTCATCCTTTGTCATCTGATTATTTTTGTAGTATGGGTCAGCACTCTTACCAATATACATCTCTACAATGTCATTAAAGAAGTCTTTCATCGGCATATTCTCAGGACTGAACACTCCAAACTTCCAACCATCATGAAACGCCTTAACAGTAGCGAGTTGATTCAATAACAAAGACTTTCCTTCATTCTGATACCCAGTCCATATATTAACCTCTCCCATTCTCCAAGTCCAAGCCTTATCTACGTGAGGAATGTATGTGCTTGAACCTCTTTCTTGACCGTTCTCAAAACCATCCATCATAGAGTCAACAACATCATCAACGTCAAAGATACCCTCTACTTTAGGTGCTTCAGCCGTTTTAAGGCGGTTTCTGAGACTTTCTACACCTTCCTTGACTAATACCTCATTAGCGTCCTTAAACGGTCTTAAATCGACTATTTTACACTTCTCTGCGCCAAAACGTCTAATTAACTCTTGTTGCAAGTTCCTACCATTGTCATCATTATCGGTAGCAATATAGATAGTAGATGCCTCGTCAAAAACGTCATAACAGGTTGTTAGACACTCAAGTTTCTTGTCAATACTCTTATCTCCAACATTGGGCGCACCCATATTAACAGAGGTGTGATAAGAAATTCCGATAACTTCCCAACTCAAAGAATCAATCTCTCCTTCGCATATAACAATCTTTGGTTGACCTTTAACACCATCGTAGTTGTATATGATTGGTTTTGCATCTTTAGCTTGAGCAAAGAATTTACCGTCTAAACCTCGCTTCTTGTAGTTTACAAGTTCTTTATCTTTGATATAAGGAAAGAAAATGTTTCTGTCATCAGATGATGATACAATATTATTTCTTTCAATAACCTCATCGGTTATGCCCCTTCCGTTAAGGAATTTGCGCCCCCTATCAGAGATTCTCTTCATATTTGTTTTAGATGGTTTTATGTATTGTTTCATTGGCTTCGTGTATTGTTGCATTTCTTTTGCTTTTTTTACTGTTCCTTTATATCCGCATTTGTGGCAATTATATACGCCCATCAATATGTTGATAGACAAGCAAGTGTCTTTCCAGTTCTCCTTACCTAAAGACTTGCATTTAGGGCATTTAACCTTTTGTTCCTCACTATTTCCCTTCGGTTCTACGCCTAAATCTAAAAATTCTTGTACAAACATTTGGTAGTCTCGTTTTTATTTTGTTTTTTTTACAATTATATAACATGTTACGTATTATAACATGTATCGTATTATAACATGAGTATTAAATATTTATAATATGTATCATATTATAATTCTTTATATAACATGTATCGTTTCGTAACATGTTAATGCTTGTATTGAGGATTTATGTATATTCTACGTTGCTTACCGTCATAACCTAAACTCTTCGTTTCACGTCTAATACAGGCGTTTTCCTCAAGCTTCTTTAAGATTCTATATATAGTCCTGTCTGTTAAAGAGAAAACCTCACACAGATGCTTATTTGTCGAAAAACAATATCCCTTGTCCTTTGATAAGGATTTTATATATGAGAATACTGCCTTTTCGGTAAAGTTTAATTTGCCTAAACCTTCCATATCTACTTTTATGTAATTAGTTTTCATAGCTAAAAAAAGGGGGTTTTTACACCCCCCTATGTTTATTTAGAACGGAAAGTCATCATCGACTTTAACTGGTTCTGGTTTTGGTTTGTTGTCCGAAGATGGTTGCCACTCGTCAATGTAAACACTATGAGTTTTACCATACTGGTCTGCCTCTTTCTTTTTAGAGACTCCTAATCTTAAATAACGCTCTCCGTTATATTCACTCCAAAAGTCTTTAACTTTGGATTCTGCGATAGAGATGTTTACAATCTCCATTCCGTTTGGTGCTTGTCGACCTGTGCCAACATACTTCTTTTCATTCATAATTTATGTATTTAATAATTGTTCTACTTTTTTACTTACTTTATAATGCTTTCTAATGTCTTGCATTGTTTTCCCTGAGTTTAACGCTTTCTTGGCGTTATCAAACTTGCTACCTTTATCTGGCAACCAACTCATATCATCTGCAACAGCATTTGATTTAGTCTCATGTTTGTTAGTCGAATCGGCATCCTTTGTATCATCTATTAAGAATAAACCATTTAGGGCGTACTTTCTAGCGTAAGATGAACTACTACCAAAGCATTGCGCCACATCCATACCCTTTCTATTAGGGTCAATACCTGCTTGTGCTGAAACCTCAATAACACCTTCAATGTCTTTGAACTGTGCTGTTGATTCAACAAAAGAAAGTCCGTTGTCCAATTCTATGACCTTATCAGAAATAGTCAAGACAACTTTATGTTCTACGAGTAGAGGTTTTACTGATTCCAGTATATCCTCACAATTACGGTATTTATATTTACCGAAACTGTTATATTGATTTTTTGGTGCTTTCAGTCTCCCCTGAATGTCTACCAGTTTTTCATATATATTCATAGGGCAAATATATAAATTCCAACTGACATTACAAAATAATATCGAAATTATTGAAGTTATCTTTGTACTTACCTTCTTTAGATAAGGCATATCCCAACTGCCCAGTATTCTTTAATATAAAAAACCCTTTACACGATTCGTTCCATACAGCAAAATAGTCAACCTCTTCCAAAGAGTAACCACCTCTACTTTTATTACCATGCCTTATTGTTGTGTGGTTTCCTGCGCCAATAAAGTATTTTACCTGAAGCTTAAAGAACTTGTTATTCTTTTCTAAAATGCAGTCGTATGCGGAGGCGTCTAATAGTGGCATAGATACGTTAAATCCATTTTCTATTGCCATAGTGGCGAACTTATATTCTGCAAAACAACCTTTCTGATTTATGTCCATTTAGCTAATATACAAAAAAAAGTGGCAACCTAAAAAAGCTACCACCTTTACGAAACAAAATGAAACAAATGAAAACAGGGATAACCTGAACACTACAAATATACCCTATTAAATTCATAAAGGGGTATTAAATTCATAGAAGTTATTAACGACCCTGTCCTCTGTATTTCTTTTTATAGCCCTTTTGACCTACTGAAGCGTTCTTAGAGTGAACGTTTGGTCTTTTACTCCTAGAGTCTGGAGTATATATGTTAATTATTTTCTTTGGCACTTTTCTTATATTTTTCCCAAGTTCTTCCAACAAAGTACGCACCATAGACAGTAACGAGTAATGTTTGAAAAATAGGGATATATTCTTTCTGTATGCTAAACTCTCCAATGTTTCCATCGGTAAATGCCAATAAGGTAAACATAACCGTAAGAAATACCAAAGTAAGCGGTCTAATGTTCTTCGACAGCCAGCTATCACTTTGCATATCATATCTCCAACGCTCTGTAACCTGCTCTTGAGCATCCTTATCAGCATCCTCTAATAGTCTTTGAATACGTTCTTTAGCTAATAGCCTTTCCTCGTCAGTAGTGGTTAACTTATCTATAACACCACCAATGTCCTTTATAAGACCGCCAGTTATTAGATTAAGTATCTTTTTCATCTAGTAAGTCCAGATAACATTTTTTGGTTTACTTGGGTCAACATCTATATGTATAAAATTACTTCCTATACCTATTCTGCCAACACCAACAAGTCTTATGGCGTTTAGTAGTTTAAACCTAGACGATGAATCGGTTACAGCTAAGTCTGCTGCAAAACCTTTTAAATGAGACGAGTTTCTTTTTCCGCCAGCCTCTTTATTTGCCTCCTTAGTTCTGAATCCAGAAGTAATGTGTATTGGACTTCCGTATATTTCTCTTATTGCATCTAAAATAGAAAGCAATTTAGGACTCATTTTTTCACCACTTCCTTCTAAATCTGGTGAATCAAACTCTTCGTATTTAAAGTATCTCATAATAATTATTTTTTATTTCTTCTTTTTAACTCGTACCACTTTTGAGCTGTATAGCCAATAGTGACTAATAATAAAAGTATTTTAAGGCTATCTTCTAATATATCCATTGTACTAACTGTAATAGCTGATAGGTTTATTATATAAAGTTTGAACGAGTTTAAATCCATTTTAGTAAGGTAATCCGTCTATATGTTCTAACTCTTTATTCCTGTTAGTTATATAGCTAGTGTGTTTGTCATCTATTTTATTTTCTAATACTTCTTTTTCATCTTCCATAACATCAAAGCACCACTCTAATAAAACATCTTCTGTTAAATCTTCAAAGGGAATAAAGTCATCATCAATACCATTGTACTCATTGGCAATAATATATCTGATTTTCTCAATATGATTTGAAGCTGTTTGAGCATATACACAAGTAACATTAGTGACAAAACCATCTTCTTGCCTTCTTGTTACATTCGTTATTTGCCAACCGTCTTTCATATTATGGTCTTGTAGGTCTATCTCCGTTAGGAAAGTCAGCCTGTTGTGGGTAATCTCTTAATTCCTCTCTATACACTAAATAAGAAGCGTGATTAGGATGGTCTGTTACAGATACTATCCAATCAGTATCTTTCAACTCTGCATCTCTCCATTTGCGCTCATCACGTGCAATATCCTCTTGTGTGGGTTCTTGTGGCGCACTATAGGTTTTTATTTCAATAGCACCGCTTGGATGTGTGTATTTTAGCTTATCGCCATCTTGTGGCTCTTGGTTTGGATTTGTAATGTTTTCTATTATCATAATTTCTATAATTGACTATCTAAATAATATAAAGCTGTACCTTTTGACTGATAACCTGAAGTGCTATATAGACCATTTGTTTTGCATTTAACCAATATACTACTTTCAAATCTTAATTTTGGGAAGTTGTAATTTTTAAACTCCATAACATCGTGCAGTCTTAAATAAGCCTTTCCTGTTGTACCCATAACTACAGGGGGATATGAGGTGTCTCCATAAGTAAGGGCTATACCACCCAATCCCATAATTCCAACTGCATCGGTATTATCCGCAGTGTTTCTTGTGCTATCAGAACCCCAAGTTGTAAAGCCCCAAATTAGCCTTGTGTAAAGATTGTCAATAGAGGTATTGCTATCGTAATCAGCACTATAAACCTTTTCAGTACCGCCATCAACCGTAATTTTTATTTCTTGCGTTGCGCCTAAACTACCGACAGGAGTTACAATAGAACACAAATAACCACCGCTACCTGTTACGTTAGCTAATGTAATTTCAGTATTGTCTGCTGTTTGAGACACAGCACCACCACTATATCCACCGTAAAAATCATCACTACCAGTAATAGGAGAATATATGTAATCACTGAATTGAGCTGAATTACCACTATAAGCGTTGGTGTAAAACATCTCCTCAAGGAAAGCTGTGTTGGATGCTCCAGCAGTAATTTTGTTTATTTTATCTGGGTCAGTTATTTCTGTTGAACCACCTGTGCCAGATGGAAAGAATGTTGAATAATTACTCATTGTTTATATTTATTAGTTACCACCGACAACAACCCATCCACGAGTTGCATCGCCATATATTAATTCAAAAGATGCATATTGATTGTCTAAAGTCATATCTGACGCATCAGCCATTATATTACTTCCATTTCTTGCTAACACGCAAGTTGTTGTACCACTTAAATTTGATACTTTTATGCTATCACCACCACTTGGACTTGCAGGTAATGTTAGCGTTGCACTTGCTGTAAAGATATATAAATTATCTTTTGATGCTGTTGTTGCTCCTGATACAATATTAGGAGTATACGAACCACCTGCATCTGCCCAACTAAAAGTGCCATCGCCATCCGAAGCTAATACTTGCCCTGATGTACCATTACCGCTTACGTTTAATTCATCTGCACCTACTACATTATTTGCTATACTTGCTGTAATAGCTGTTGTACCACTTCCTGTTATATCTCCTGATAGTGTTACCGTTTCGTTGCCTGTCAAGTAGTTTTCATCATTTGTCCATTGACTATTACTACCACTTTTATTTGTTAGTGTGTCAGTTGACGATGCTGTTATATAACTTGCTCCGTTTGTAAGTTGGTTGTTGTTAGTAGGAATTACTGTATCCCCTGCTAATGCAGTTGTAGATGTAGTACCCAATTGAAGCAAAGGAGTATCGCCCTCTAAAGCAGTTCCTGCTGTCGTTCCTAACACCATACTAACTTTAGCGTTGTTAGCTGTTATATCACTAGCTTGTTGTGTGGTAATGCCTACTTTTGCGTTATTAGCCGTAATGTCTGATGCCTGCTGTGTAGTAATACCAACCTTTGCATTATTTGTACTTATATCACTAGCTTGTTGTGCGCTTATAGTTGTAGTGTCTCCTGCTAAAGCTGTTGTTGATGTTGTGCCTAATTGTAATAAGGCAGTATCTCCTTCTAGTGCTGTACCTGCTGTTGTGCCAAGTACCATACTAGTTTTAGCTGTATTAGCTGCTACGCTTGTGTTAGCCGAAACCCTTGCTTCAGTATAGTATAAATTTGTACCCTCACTTAAATCGCTTGTACTCTTGCTAGACAAATCTAAGTTTGAGCCTGTCTGTAAGTTCACTCTAGCATCTGCTCTTGCGTCTGTGTAATACAAGTTAGTAGTGCCTTCAGCAATATCATCAGCGTCTAAAACAACCGCTCCTGTTTGACTGTTTACACTATCAACAGGTGCTGTACTACTTAATGTTACAGGCTCGTAATTAGAAGAGGTACTGTTATATTGTAATACTTGTCCGTTAGATGGTGCGGTAGCAGATACATCTGTAAGGTCTGCCGTATCAAGAGATACCGCTCCTGTTTCTCCGTTTACGCTATCTACTGTATTTACTTCAGCTCCTGCTTCTATTCCTGATAGTTTGGTGCTGCTTGCGCTATCAAAACTAATCTTAGCTGTATTTGCCACTACATTAGTGTTCGCAGAAACTCTTGCCTCGGTATAGTAAAGGTTGCTAGAACCTTCAGATAACTCATCTGTGTTTGTTGGGTTTACTTCTGCTCCTGCTGCTATGCCATCTAGCTTGTCGTGATGTGCAGTAGACATAACACCCGCTGCTGAACTACTTGCTTCGCTTATAGTAGCATCTGTACCACCTGAATTTGTTACCGTAACAGAAGTTGTAGTTGTGGATGTGCCTAAATCAATACTACCTGCACCACCCGTTGAGGCAATAGTAACAGTACCATCAGCTTCTGTGATTGTAACATTACTACCTGCTGTAAGTGTAAGACTTTCTGATGTTTCTAAAGTGTTGCCACCTGCTGTAATTGGTCTGCGAGTTACTTTGGCATTGTTAGCAACTATATCATCAGCTTGTTGAGTTGTAATACCTGTTTTAAGCGTGTTTGCTGCTATTTCAGATGCTTGTGTAGGCGTTATGCCCACTTTAGCTGTATTATCTACAATTGCGTCTGCTTGGGCTTGTGTGATACCTGTTTTTAAAGTATTGGCTGATATTTCGTTTGCTTGGTCTGTTGTTATTCCTACCTTTGCAGTATTAGCAGCAACGGCACTATTAGCTTCTACTTTAGCATCTGTATAATATTCATTACTACCTTCTGCAATATCGTCTGTGTCTAATACAACATCTCCTGTCTGTGTGTTTACAGAAGAAACAGCACCACTAGGCAAATTAGTAAGACCTGAACCATCACCTGTAAAAGATGTAGCTGATACATTGCCTGCGTTATCTAAATAAACGCCAGATCCATTACCGTTACCATCAGTAAGCTCTTTTGCAGTTGCGCCTAATTCAGCGTTGTCAGTAGTTTTTATCAGACCCTTGTAAGTGTCCTTTATCTTATTGCCTGTTAAACTTGCCATTATTTATCTTTTTTTCTTTATTACCAGAAGTATTAATATTTAAGTAACACTTCAATTTGTTTTCGTTATCTTTCTTAGGTTTATATTTACTTACAGCATCCATCCGTTAAACAAGGCATTTTTATCTGGTGTAACATCTTCATTATTACTGCTGTAATATTCAGGGAATTTACTTGGAGCATTAAAGCTCATGTAATCTATAAATCTCTGAGTGTAATACTCGGCATAATCTCTCTCCTTTGCAATTAAAGAATCAATCTCATCCTTATTTACAGTAGTGCTATTCTCAGCTCCCTTTTTATAAACAGAGCCATTAGCGATAGTGTACGCTGCAAATGGTAGGTATTCGGTCATAGCAAAGTGAATAAGCATTGGCTGTATGTAGTCATTTACTAAGTTTAGATAGTCTCCAGATAATGTTCCTGCTATAATATCATTTGATATTTTGTCGTACAAATCTGAACCTACATAGTTCTGAACGTGTATATCTTGGGCTATCTTGATAAACTGAATAAACTTATCAGTATCTATATTACCGCTAAGTGCCGTATTGTTTATTAGGTCGCTTCTTTTTATAAATAGTGCTGATGGCATTTTATTCTACATTTTCAATTTGTTCCTCTACCTTTTCCTTGACTTCCTCTTCTATATCCTTTTTAACGCCTGTCTCCTTCTCTATCTCAGCTTCACTAATAGCATTAGTCAAGTCAGTAAATTCAAGAGGTTGTAGCGTCTTAAAATAGATATCAAGGTCTATTCCGTTGTACTCAAGTATCTTCTCAAGTTCATCAAGTATTGTAACCTGCATTGGTCTTATAACTGTATTGTCCATAAGAACAGAAGCAGTCTGTAATTCTTCTGCGTTATTTCCAAGACCTGTATTGTCTTTTATACCTACAAGCATAGGTGACACTATACGGTGTGATACCATTACTTTACGCATACTTTCATCTGATAAGAATTGATATTGCTGGTGAGCATCCGATAGCTGTACTGGCTCAATAGTTGCAGCAAGCTCTTTACTGTCGTTAAACGCTAGTATAAAACGACCTGCGTTAGAACTACCGCTAAACTTATTCATTATGCTTGTTTCAATAGCATCCCTTTGCTCTGCATCTGGAGTACCATTGTTAAAGTTAATAAGCATACTAGGTGAAAGTCCGTTCTGAATATTGTTTATGTGATAGTTGGCAATCTCTTCTTCTAATTCGGCGTATTGTAAACCTCCTTGATAATCTACTGGAGAATAGTATTTGTAACCAGCTCTATATGGCTTTATATATAATATCTCAATAGATTGTTTTGAAGTGCCAAAAGCAGGTATTCTTGTGAGTTTATCACTTGACCTGTATTTAGACCAATCACTATGATAGAAATACCCCTCTATTTCGCCTTTAGAGTTGCATTTCTCGGCTCTTAACGTTTCTACTGGTATATGCGCTACGTTAGCAATTTTAGAGCGGTCTTTGGTGTATATAATTTGAAGCGCAGCCTGACCCATCATTTTATAATCATGAGTTATGCGTTTTATGACATTCTTGTTAAGAAGCTCTTTCATTTCCTTATACTCCGCCTCTTTATCTTTACTGTCAGTCGCATCAAGACCTCTTCCGTAAATCATTTCGGATATTCCGTTGATAGCTGCGTTATTCGTAGGACTTCCGTTGTATCTATCTATAAGATAATTAAAATAATCATTATCATCTCCGTAAGATACCCAATCCTCGTTATAGTATTCCTTTACCTCTGGTTTAGAGTAAGAACCTAACTGTACAATATGTATTGTGCTTTCGTCTTTCATAATATAATATAGCTATCATCAAAGCTACTCTCTTGTGTGTATTTATTCTTATTAGGGTTGTACTTATCGTAATCAGTTTGGTCTGTGCAATATATAACGTCTCTGTACAACTCACCGTTGTCATCAGTTAACTTTAACGTGTAGTAATTACCCTCTTTAAGCGCATACTTATTTGTTATCTCTAAGAATATATCTCCTTGAGATGATGTGAAACCGCCTGATTCCCAGCTAACATCTGAGTTTTCCCAAGAAACATTGTATTCTTGCCACTCAACGCTAGATGTGTAAGAGTCAGTCTTTCTAGTGGACTTGTTTATAACCTCAAGACTAAGATTGCCTACTACGTCTCTTCTCGCTGCAATCTTAATAGTCTGGTCGCTTGTGGATGTTGTTAATACACGCATACTAAAGTAATAACAATGACTTTATTTGTTTCAAAGATACAAAAAAAGGGGCAATTAAGCCCCCTTTTAAATTTATACCCCTATTAAATTTATGAAGGGTCTCTCTGAGTTCCTTCAGTAGCAGTAGCACTCGTCATACCTGCGAATGGGTTTGCATCAGTACCTCCATCAACAAAAGATGGCATACGGATTTCATTTGCAGTTAAAGTAAGTGTATATCCATTTAGGTCTCCCATAGCAGTACCAGTTACAGCAGTACCACCAGTTACATCAGCACCATTATCAGCACCAACTAATAAGAATTTATCGTCAAAAGTCTGAACAACAACGTGTGGTCTACCATACGCCATAAGTTTCAATTCTTTGTTATCCTCTTTAGTTAGTTTAAACAGTGTGAGATTTACAACCTGCTCAAAGAATGTTGTTCCATTCTCCATAGAGGATGTAATATTTGTCTCTAAGGAAGAATTACCCTTGACATCATAAGTGTAATAATCAAAAGTTCCACTCATATCGGTAATCTCGTCATCAGAACCTATTGTAAGCGTTCCTAAGTCTCCGAAATCAACAAAGTGAATCTTTTTTATACCACCTACGGCATCTTTACAAGGTCTTAATCTTCCTCCAGTTAAATCACAAGCCATTATTTATATTTTTTTTAGTGAAAAGGGCAGCGTTAACCACCCTTTTAAGTTAAACAATTATTATGCTAAAGTAAGAAGAGCAAGGTCAGAACCAATACCATACTGTACACCAGAAGTAAACCTCATTACGACACGAACATTTTGACTTCCGTCAATATCTTGCATGTCTATAACTTTTACTTCGTTGTGGTCAGCAAGCAATCCTGTTCCAAAGAACAAGTTAGATGCCTGTCCAGCTACGATGTGGTCTGATGGCATTCCAGTAGCAAGCTGTATTTTGATTCCCTCAAAGCTAAGAGCATTGCCCATGTTATACCATTGTGAACCTTTACTATCTGTACCAGAAGCACCTAATCCTTGCGCTCCAAAGCCTCCCAATGAACGGATATACGCTTGATATGCAATTGTAGGCACATATATTGTCAAGTCATCTTTACCGTAAACAGCAGAAGGAAGTGCGTCAACTACATTTCCTAAAAGTGTAGCAATGTTTCCTGAAGTGAAAGAAGTTTCAGCTCCGTTAGCAGCATCATTTACATCTCCATCAGCAGCCATTAAAGTTGTGAAACCATCAAACTCACCAGCAGTAGCGTTTACACCACCCCAGATGTTTTGCTCAGTTTTCTCAGCAACTTTAGCAGCAACATGCCCTAGTAAGAAATCAGAAAATGCTGGAGGTAGGTTGTCAAATGTAGAATATCCCATTTGTACAGCTTCCCAGTCAGAACGGAAATCTTTTTTACATAGTTGTAGGTTAACTTGGAACTCTTCTGGCTGAAGAATACGCTCAGTTAATGTAAGAACGTCAGCATCAATTGTGAAATCACAAGTAGCATCGGTGATTAGGTCAGTAGAAGCAACTTTTTTGATTACTTCCTTATACTTTACGTTTGGCTTTATGGTAATAGCTCCTTCTGCAAGAGTTTTACCGCTCAAAAGAGCTGCTGAGATATATTTCCCTGCAAACTCACCAGCGTAGGTTGTAGTCAGACTATTTAATGAATTGTCTGCGTCTAGTTGAATATTTCTTGTACTCATCTTTTTTATTTGTTAGTTTAATTTAGAAAATACTCGGTCAAGTGTGTTAGCAGGGCGATTCTGACCGAATTTAATCACCTCTTTTTGTTCTGTTTTTTGTGATGGGGCGTGTGCGATTGGCTCGGCTGCTGGTTCAGCAGATAGCTTTTCGACTTGAGCAGATAGTTCAGCTTTTTCAGCTTCTACTTTATCATACTCAACCATCATATCTTCCTTAATAGATTTAATCATATCCTCAAGTTCTGCGATTTTAGAATCGAAGTCCTGTTTAGATACATAATCTTCTTCTAGCTCTTCCGCCTCATCTTCTTCGGCTTCAGGAACTTCTTTATCTTCTTCAGATTCTTCAGCCAGCTCAACCTCTTCAGTTGATTCAGCTTCAGGAGCAGTCTCTACTTTTTCAGTAGCAACTTCTTCAACAGAATCCTCAGATAATGCAACTTCTTCTACTTCTGGAGACCCATTAACTTCTTCGGCTGCAACTTCAATGTTCTCAACCTTTTTAGTTTCTGGCTCACTAATAGCAGAAAGTTTTTGCATAATATCATTTAGAATGTTTGTAGCTTTACTCTCCATATTATGTTAATTAACAGTTATAGTTATAGATAAATAACAAGTACTTAACGTACTGTTAGATTTTTAGGCATTTATTTTTCCTATGCCCTGACTTCTAAGAGTGCCATCACAGCATCTCCTTGAATATGTTCTTCCATCCTTGCATAAGCAAGCTCTTCTTGAGTTTGATGGTACTTGTTGTCCTACGGTTTCTTTACTTTTCATTTCTTACTTGATTTAGGGTGCTTCTTTGGTAGTAAATCATAATCGGTAGTGTATTTAGCGTTTTGCGGTCTACCGTTCTTTAAAAGGTATATATAGGCGTTTACTCTAGCTTGCGCCCATTGCTCGGCTGACTTTACGTTAGGACTATGAGATGTCTGAAATGCGCCAACTCCTCGCTGGTACACAGACTTCAGTTGCCCAACAGTAGTTCCATATCCCTTTTTAGATTTATACTTCTCGTTAAAATCACTGGCTTTCTTCTGTAACGACTTTAGCACTCTGTCGGGTACAGTAACTCCCCTTGACTTCCCAGCAGCACCCTTTGGGTTGCGTTTACTTCCTCGTTTTGGATTAGTATTTGGAGTATCGGAATTTGGAGCTTTCTTGCTTCTTCTAATTCTTCCCTTGTCATCATATTCAGCTAATTTATGTTCTTTACAGGGCATATACCAATCTTTGCCCTCAACATTATGAACATGAAAACCTTCACATCCAATATCTTTTGCTACTTTTAGTGCTTCTTCTTTTGTGTCGTAAGCAAGCCTACCGTCTATTTCTTTAGATGTTAAATCTATTTTAGACTCTATTGAATTTATCTCATCTAGCTTACCTTCTGCCCAGCGAATACCTTCTTCTCCTCCCCAAGCATCCCAGAGTAATCCTCCACAACCCTTGTTGTATGGCTCGCCCTTTTTCTTCTCAAATCTATTGTAAGATGCCATTTCTGATATAAGACATCTTGATAGTGGTTTGCCAGAAGATATTAATTGGGCGAATTGCCAAGCCTGCGGTGTTCCACATCTTGGTTTATTGCTGTCGTAGTATGCTAGAGCCTTTTTAGCGTTCTTTTTAGCTGCGTCTGGGTAATCAGAGTATGTTTTGTCGTATAAACCTAATTCAAGCTCTTCAGACAGCTCTGTGCAGTCACAGGATAGGTCTAACTCACCTAACTCTCTTAACTTACCTCTGCTCCAAGCTAAACCAGCCTTACCGCCCCATAATAGGTATGAAATTGTGCCACAAGCCTTAGAATCGCCTGCATCATAGTATGTTTCAGCTCTTGATAGGTAAGAATACATCCTCTTAATCGTGGACACACTGAGTTTTTCACCTCTACTGAGCTGCTGCGCTCTTATTTTCCCCACAGAGGTGGCGCAACGGTTATTCACCTTCTTGTTTAGTTCAATACCTCTCTTGGCGTTATTTCTAACACCACTTCCGTAGTCTCCGTATGTTTTTAGGTTTAACTTTCCAGCTTCAATGCTATCAGCAATCTCCAATAATACTTCAGCAGCATCATTCTCTTTCTGAATCATTGACATAGCAACCTTATCGGTAAAGTAACCCTCTATTGAGAACCCTTTTACCTTACCTGTCTTAACGTAGTCTTGCCAAACATCTTCATTGTTTACCTTCATTGATACCATCCAAGTACCAACTGGCATTTTTAGTCCATACTTACGAGACTTGTCATACTGCTCATCCTCTATTATCCAAGATTCTACAACAGACATTCCTGATAGCTGTGCCTGATGCTCAAGAGTTGACTTGTTTTGGTTTCCTTTCATCAAGAATAGTTCTGATGCTCTTCTTACCGTATCTTCAGAGAAGTATATATAATACTCATCTTCTTTGTCTCTCCTGTATATTTTTTTGTTGGGTATAAGTGCAGCACCCATAAGAATACGCTTATCCTTATCAACGTCAGCAAGCTCAACTTTTATTTCTTCTTTTAGGGCTACAAAGTTTTCTTCTATTGCAGGTTGCTCTACGATTGATATAGCATCAATACCTGAGAACTCCCCTTCTTCGTCTATAAATAATTCTATTACCTTCATACTATTGAATTAACCGAATGATGCGGTGTTTGTTATATTTCTATCTAATTCTTGTTGTGTTGAAACGTCTTTTCCTACTACAAATGCTTTTACTGGGGTAGATTGCGCTCCAGCGACAGTTTGTGCAAGTTGAGATGTCTGTGAAGCACCAACAACATTAAAGTCTGGGGCTTGAATTGTTCTTGCCCCTGCACTGCTTCCAGAGCTTCCACCTCCCGAACTACTAACCGAACTTTTATATTTCTGACGAGCAATATTTGCTACGTTAGCTAAACCAGCAGCGATAGTTATAGCTTGTTGTATTGTTGCTCTAACTGGAGATATTGGGTCTCCTGGGAATAACTGAGAGCCATACGCTAAAAATCCATTTTGATACACAGTCATTAAAGCCTCGCCAATCCTCACAGCCTTATTCCTTTCAAATGCCTTTTTCGCTATTTTATCCTTCTTTACCTCTAACTGTCTTTGTAATCTTTCTTGAGTTTTAGCATCCCCTTCAGCAGCAGCTATTCTTTTTGAATAACTTTTTTCTAATGCAATAGTTTCATTCTCGGCAGAAACCTCAAATGTTTGACTCAAAGCACCAGTTATAGCTTGATACTGTTCTTTAAAGAAAGCAAACTTCTGCTCAGCATCCGCTTGTTCTGCAACGTTAAGGTCTGATTTTAACTGATACAATCTTGCTTCAGCCTGTTCCCTTTCAATAGTACCAACAGCGTGCGAGTCAACAACAGCTTGTTGAGCAGCAATATCCGATTGCAGATTACTTATATTTCTTTCGCTCTGAAAGAAAGAATAATTACCACTAATACCATCTAACTCATCAAAATAAGCTGCCTCAGCATCTAACTTTTGCCTATTTACTGCTTGAAGCTCCTGAGTATCTTTTATTGACTGGTCTGTTAGTAGCTTTTTAGTTTCCTTGTCTTTTTCTACGACATAAACATTGTATTTATCATAAGCGGTAGATTTAGCAGCTAAAAATTCATCTTCAGCCTGTTTAGCAGCATCGTTATATATTTTTGTTGCTGCTGCCCTTTTCGCACTATCTTTTTCTTCTGCAAGGAAGTTGTCCAGCCTTGTTTTTTCGGCAGCTATAAAGTTATTTTTCCTTTCTTCTTGCTGTTTTATATAGTCATCTCTTCTTAGCGCCTGAACTTCCTTTTGCGCTCTTGCTATTTCGTTAATCTTAAAGGACTCGTCTTTTATAAATGACTGTCTTAATTTCTGTTGAGATTTTTGTATCTGCTTACTGAAATCAAGCTCTTTTATATTGAAATCTTTTGATTCATTAAACAACTTCTCTCTTGTTTTACCAACTTTTTTCCTTTCTTTATTCTCAATATTAATAAAAGGAAGTAAACTATCTATTCTTTTATTCTCTTCGTCAAGCTCATCTTGATTTAAGTTAATTATCTTTTTTAACCTATCAGATTCCCGAACATCGTCAGCATCAAGCCTTTTTCTTTTAGATGCTTCTCTCTTGGCGTTTAATTCATCAAGCCTTTTCTCAGCTGCCTCTAAAGACTCATATCCTTTATCTCTTGCTTCAGCCTCCCTTTCAACTTGTATTTCTACCATTTTAGCAGCAGACTCTTCTACTTTTATTTGAGCCTGTCTTGACATAGCCTGCTTAATTATAGCCTCCCTATACAAGTCTGTTATTTTTGTAGCTTCTTCTGTTTGCTTAGCAACATCATCAAGAGATAATTTAGCATCCTTTAACTGGTCAACATAATCAGGAAACTCTTCATTAAGGGCTTTTATAGCGTCTTTTTGTTCCTTTTGAGACTTTGTAGTGTCTTGTAGTGTCCTAACGTATATTTCAAAAGAACCAGCACTATCTCTTACGGTTTTAGACGCTCCTTCAAAAGCGTCTCTCATTTCCCTTGTAAAGCCAAGCAATCTTTCGAAGAAAGCGAATATTTTTGGTCCGAAAGAGATTATTAGCTGGATTGCAATTAAGAACCCTCCAGAGCCTATTAACGATTTCGTTAAGGTCTTGAAAGATGCAATTACACCACCATTAGTTTTAGCAAATGAAGAGAATAATGTAACGACTTGAGACAAGTTGTTTGCTATCGCTGTAAAACCATAACTAGCATCTGATGCTAAACGACCTGTTTCAAGTAAGATTGCGTTGTTAAGACCAGATTGCGCCCTTCCTTGCTTTAGTGCTGCGCTAGTTCCTTTTAATGAGTTATTAAAACCATCATTTGTACTGCTTAGTTGTATCTGAGCCTTAGCATACTCTTTGTTTCTTTGCTTGGCAATACGCAAATTTTCGTTAACAACAGCAAGCTCTCTAGCCTCGTCAGACAACTCCTTGTTAAGTCTTTTTGTAGCAGCCTCAACAGAACTAAGCCCCTTAGTAGCATCCTTATCGTTAATGTTTATAGATATAAGTATCTTTTGTTCAGCCATTCTTGTATGCTTTAGATTGTTTCACTCTTTCTACTTGCTTTTTTACATCATCCCAATTAGAACATCCATTATACATTCCTTTGGCAATGTCTATATTGTGAGATATGCCATACCAATCAGATACTTGTAATAAATCTATAATCTGCTTTATCATAATACGTTTATTAATTCTAATTCGGGCTTACCTCTGTAGGCAACTTGAAATTTGTACTTCATTTTATAGTTAAGTAATATAATGTTTAGTAAATGTGCTGTTAACTTAAATATTCTTTTCTCATCACTCTATTACTATGTTTAATAGTTCTATTTCGCTTTCACCTGTTTTTAGGTTGGTAGTTATTTTATTTATTTGATGCTTCCTACCTTTATATATAAACTTATCCGCAAGTGTGTACTGAACTAAAATACTCACTGGCAAATATGCTTTTAGTTTTATTATCCTATTACTCCTACTGAACATCTGAGTCACGTATGATTGGTAGTATTGATTAAATAGCGTATCTGTGAAGTCGTTTGTATTTGTGTACTCGTTTATCTCATTCTTAAAATGTATGTTTTTACTGTTTGAATTAAATGTGGTAGAGTTAGACGGTAGATTTATAGACCCAGAAATACTGGTGTGGTCATCGAATGTACCATCTGTGAGTATTGATGTTACATAGGATATTGAATTGGCAGACATAGAGGTATATACAGGATAGAAAAGCAAAGGACTGCCTATGTAAGAACCATAGTTTCCAGTAGATTCATCGAAGTCATCATCGGCAGAATATCCCCACTGTATGGTTGTCTGGGTTAAATCATCATTATTCAGCAACCTTTCGAATTTCATGTGACCGAACTGAGGTTCTACTTTGTACGTTCCTCCTTTAAAGTTATTCTGAATGCTTTGGTTTGTATGATTATAAGTATCTTCTCCCCAATCGTCTCCGCTAAGAGACTCGTTTAATTCCTTGTGCTTTACAGCTAACAGAGTGCCTGTGTCTTTATATTTAAACGATATCTCTCTAAACGGTAATGCCGAGTCAACTTGATGTTTAGTTGTGTCAACGTATTTATCTATGTCGTATGGATTCCCTAAGGATGTTTTGTCTACATAGAACTCATCTAGGGTGTCTACATATATTTTCCCATCATCCTGAAAGAATGCGGTTAAGTTAAACATCTTAAATAAACCAGTTAGAAAATCTAGCACCTTCATATTTGGTATTTGTTCAGACACTATGAAGTCAACGGTAGTCGTTACAGCAACTGATAAACCATCAACATCTTGAGCTGCTGGTGCGCTTGGAGTATTATCGAAAAAAGTTAATGTAAATGTATTGAAATCAACCGCACCCAGTGAAGTAACCTTAACTGTTAAATAGCCATCATCAATAAATTCAGCAAAAGGTATGCTCAAGTCTGTTTGGTTTCCGCTCATACCATTTCTACTGCAAAGCTCAACTCCATTATGGTATATTATCACATTGTATGATTCTGAGCTAGTCGTTGAAGTGGTTAATTTTATTGAATCAATTCTCCTTAGAACATCCAACCTACTATCATCGGATAAGTTTAAATCTATATAGGTTGCTGTCAATATATCATCATAAGAGTCAATTACAGTTGAATACAATTGATTGTCCTTCAATATACTCCCCTTTTCTCTGTGCATCCACATAAACAAGTTGTAGTATCTGTCGTTTGTGGTATTGAAGAAGTCATCTGTAAATTCAATTTGCGGATATTTAGACTCTATTGCCTCCACTATTGTATGAACTCTTATGGCGTATTTTAAGTTATCCCATCTAACTCCATGGATATGAGTACCACCACCGCCATGGTCGTATAAATTACCTGTATCTCTTATATCTTCATTGCTATCATAATACAATCTTTGAGTATGTGTTATAAGTGGAGCTATAATGTCACTTGATGAAGGGTCTGCTGTCAGTCTGTTTCTAACAAGAGCTTGTGAATATTGAGTGTTTAATGAACTATTAAAAGGTAATGAGGAAATTTTATCACTACCAATTATGTTTTTTAAGTCAACTGTTTTACCATAGAAGGTAATTCTGTATGAATCGGCATTGTTATCCTTCATATTCACCCCCTGCAAAGACACAAACCCTTCTTTGAAAGGCGTGTTATTTATTTCTATTCTAGCATTGGATAAAAATCTATTATCATAACCATCAGTTATGTCAGCGTTATAATAATGTTTAAATATCTTGTTATTAGTCTTACTAGCTGGCACACTAAAAGATTGTGTGAACTCAGTAAAAACCTTACCTATGTCTCTAACGTCTTGTATTCCATCTGTAAGGGAAATGGTCTCGTCTTTAAACAGGTCGATACGTCTTAATACTTTGTCCGCATCAGCAACATATATTTGAACAGTTCTATTCATTATCTAACATTGTTTATTACGTTTGAAGTGTAATCAAAACCGATAGTGTATTGAACCAGCTTGTCGTTTGCAGATGTCTTGAATTTCAGAGATTTTGTAGATGGTGTAACAGGATGAGTTACGCTTCCTTGAGTTAACCATACGTATTCACTAAGCATCAATTCTTCTATTGCTTCATTATATTGCTCCGTAACAAAAGGTGTATTTAATGTTGCTTTCTTTATGGCATTAGTGTTAAATCTCTGTGACTGATGGTCTGTAATACTGTAATTGCTATTATCGTAGTCAAATATGTTTTTCTTATAGTCTCCACTAGTTGTATTCATTTCCTCCGTAGACTTGTGGAAGAAGTACATTTCTTGTAGCGCACCGAATTTATTTACAAAGGTAATCTTAGATGAACCAAACTTAGTGTCGCATATTGTGCGTATTGTAAAAGTATATTGTGGGTCTGATGGACTAGGTATATAGTATTTAGTTCCGTCTGTTGCTGCTGCTGATGTTTCAAAAGAACCATCGCCATAATTCACAGGTATATAAGAAGCAGTACTTGGTGGCAAGTAAATATCCGTATTAGATTGTAGTGGTATTTGTGATGTGCTTATTGTTGGATTTACACCTTCTGTAAACAATCCGTATCCATCATATCCTATATCTGTGACTGGGGTTGGGTCTAAAGAAGTTTCTGTGCCTCCACCATCAGCTCCAGTATATGAAAACCTTTGTGTGGTAATGGTTATTGTTTCTGATGGGTTAGATTGCGTAAAAGAGTGTTCTATGTAATCTCTACACAGTTCTGATATTTCAAATACAACTCTACTGTTTATAGCGTTTTTGATTATTGTGTATCTAAGCGTACCATCAATAGTTATAGTTAGCTTTGCGGAAGCTCCACTACTCACAGTTTTGTAATGAGGTGAACGTAATAATATATTTGCCATAGTTTTCTATTTTGTTTTCAATACCCAGTTATCTCCTTGCCTGACATAACCTGCTTTTGTTAATATCATATCCATTTTAGTTTCTACATCCTCGTGAAGTGGTTCTGAAATTCCATTTAATATCTCATCAAATCCTTTTTCTACGACTTCTTTTATGTAGTTCGTTGGTGCGATACCATCAGCTCTTATGGAATCGCCTATTTTATACGCAACGCTTCTTAGGTTGGCTGGAGTTCTATCTAGTTCTCTGCCCGTCTTAAAGTCTCTAAGTGTAACTGGCTTTGTTTGCAACCAATTTATTATAGCTTCTGGCGGAGGTGAGAAAGGTTCTGTTCCTTCGTCAACAGCTTGTAGGTAGGAATTGCCATATAAGTTTATATCAAGACCTTTGTTTTCTACTTTTACATTCAAAGAATCTCCACCTGCACCACTAGAGCGAACCTGAGAACTTCCTCCAAATCCCCTGCTTCTTACAGTCTCATACGACTCAAGGAAATACTGAACCAGTTTGCTCTCGGCAAATGATTTTATGTATTTTTCTGTATTTTTGAATCTAATATCCATTACCTACAACCGTCTCCTGTTGAATTTATAAGTCTCATATCTGTATTGGGAATCTCAATGGATAAGTCTAATGCCCATCCAGAAAGCAGATTCTCAAATCTATCTTCAAATAACGTGGCAGTTGCATCTGATGTTAGAACGTAGTCTACATCGTTAAGACCACCTCTTCTAAGTGAGCTTTGCAATCCATTGATTACCGTAAGCTGTGTGTTTAACACGTCTGCCCTATTATCTAGTCCTTTGTACGGAATTGAGTCCGTTGCCAGTTTATCATCCTTAGAGGCGTCTACAATGTCCATACAGATTACCTGAATAGAGAAAGTCATTGTATGTTCTGAAAACGATACGTTCTGTACGTTAACGTGCGCCAATGGGAACAGCGTTTGTTTAGCTAAGTCAACATCGAATATATTGCCAAAGGTTACTGTGGTTACACTTGGACTACCGTTTAGGTAGGTGTAAATCTTGTCCATTAAATCATAAAACTCTCTCATCTCTTATATGCTTTCTTTATCATTGCTGCTTCTATTTCGTTTTTCTCTTTATCAAAGGTTAGGAAGTTGAGGCACTTGAATATTGGAAGTTCGGTAACTGCATCAAACTTGAGAATGTCTCCTCCAGCAAGTCCGTAGATTGATTGATACCAACCCCATTTTGCGCCAAAGTTTGCTTGAGCTGATAAGTCTCCTCCTGTGTCAGATTGTTCTGTATATAGCTCGGGATAGCTATCAACAACTCCTTCCCTAAATCGTAAAAAAAAACCATTGCACTCATTACTACATCTAAGGGCATCTCTTTCATAAGGTTTGACACCTCTTCGCTTGCGTCATAGGGCGCTACTGTGTATTTATCTTTCTGACTAAAGTTGACAGGTCTGTAAAGTGCTGCCATAGCTTTATGCATCTTTTGCCAATCAGATATATTATCTTCAACGTCTATATATGCCCCAAGAGCAATATTCTCTAGCTTGGGTTCAAATCCCATATCTACGCCAAGTAAGTCAAACCTAGTTATCAGATTAGGCTTCTCTTCAAATGCCTTGTTGATTATAGTTAGCACTCTATCGGCATCCTTAGCGGGAATGCTTAGTACTTCCTTTAGAGAGATGTTACAAAATATCTCAATAGTCTTTAGTGTTATAAATTCACCAGCATTGTCATCACCATCGTTATCATCTATCACTTTCATGTATCGTTGGTATTGCCCAAGCGTAATGTCTGATAAGGCAGTTGGAACTGATAATTCTAATTCTATGGTTTTCATATCTAAATAATAATTGTTTTGTTAAGTGTACTTATTGATTACGCACCTGCCTTTATGGCACATATATATAATATATATCTTAAAGAGTAATAACATGTATCGTATCTTAATATGCATCTTAAGAAGGTTATGCTTTATAAAGTATATTAACATGATACACTCTAAGTAAATAATATAACATGTATTATATAATAACATGAGTAACCAGTTATGATTCATAACCTACTTTTTCTAAATGGTTGTCGTAGTATTTTATGTAAATGTTCCATATAGTTTCAGTCAATTCTTCTTTTTTGTACGTTTGAGGCGATTTAAGACGCTTTACGCCATTATCTACTACAATATGATACATATCTCCACTTGGTACGGGATATGCTCTTAAATAGCTTCTAAACGCCCAAGAGATAGCTTTACGAGCTTTATCTGTGTCTTGTAAATGCAATGGAATGGGTTTTATCTTTCTTTTTGGCATACCTATTAAATTCATAGCTAATATACGAATACCCTATTAGATTCACAAGTATGGGTATTAAATTCATACCTATTGAATTCATTGATGTCAGGTGGAAATGGTTAAGTAGGTAGAGAGTGGGTATATAAGGTATGAGTGGTGGACACTAGGCAGAGTCCTACCAATAAAGATACAAATAATTTTCTAACTACACAAATAATATGTATCTTTATTG